TCCGACTCGGATCGCCCAGGTCCCGTGTTCCTCTTTCCAGGACTTCTCATCGACGACTCGCTGGACGCTGCCGGCCTTCTTTGCTTGCAGCAGGAGTCGGGGGTACTGCTTTCGGAGCGAGCTGGCACTGAGCAGGTTGGACTGCCAGAACCCCTTTGGGTCATCGACATGGGCCCACTGGATTACTGCGCGGACCTCGTCTGGCTTGGCGTTGTCGAGGCGAATGAGTCGCTCGAGGATCATGGACCAGGACTGGATCTGCCTGTCGTCGAGCTTTGCAGCGTAGTCCCCGGAGTGCGTTTCGATGGCCTCCCGGAGGTAGAGGGCTAGCTTCAGGGCGTCCTCTTCATTGGCGCTCTTCTTCTCGACCAGAGACGGCTCGGGAGCCCCTCTCTTTTTTCGTCGGACAATAGTTCTTTCATGGTCTTGGTCAGGGTCAGGATTTCGCATACGGTTTGCGGAACCGTTTACTGGGACGGGAGGTGAAGGGTCCACTGGTCTGCCGTGGGCCCTCGCAAGCTCCTCTCGGAAGATGCGGTCGAAGGTTGGTTGGAGGGAATCTTTGATGGATCTGCGGAGGGTGAAAAGGGCTCGGTCTCGGAGGGGGCACTCGGGGATTTCGTCCCAGTGAGATTTCCACCCTTTGATGATGTTTGGATTGGCCGGCTGGTTATGGGTGATCGCTTTCGGGAGGAAGATCAGAGGCGGCCTCTGAGATGTTGCGATCATCCCGGCCTCTTCGACTTCCCCAAGAGCAGTTCGTACCTCGTCTGGAGACCAGCTCAAGGCATCCGCTATCGCTCCGATCCCCACCGGGAACAGTCCCGGGATCGGGCCCTGATGAGGACCCGTCAACAGGTAGATCCAGAGAGTCTGTGCGTTCGGCTCTGGGGCGCTTAGTTCTAGAAACCGGGCGTCTGACCACAACGAGCGAGTTACTGCGCTCCACCGCTTTGCCACTTTCGTTCTCCCCGCCAGCGATCAACGCGATGCCTGTTCGTCGATCCAGGAGACCACGTCTTTCTTGCGTGCCCTCCAAGAACCCCCGACCCGGAACATGAAGTGGAGCCCCTTGGGATCGTCTGGGGTGGAGTCGGCCAGGTTGGCGAGGTCATAGACCGTCCTCGGCCTGACGCCAAGGATGGTGGCTACCTCGCTGACTGTAAGAAGTGGCGGTAGGATCTCTGCTGCTGTAGAAGGCATAGCGTTTCCCTCGGGGTTGTGGCGTAATGACCGCACCCATCCTAGGCGACCCCGCGAAAGACTGCAACATCCGCGATGGAAAAAGTGACAACAATCACGCCACAGAAGGCAACCAAAGAGCAGAGGCGGGCGGACGTGTCCGCTCTTCTGGCGAAGCGGATGTCCTATGGGGACGTAAAGAAGCTCCTAGCTGAGAAGCACGGGGTGACGCAGTCCACGATCCAGAACGACATCAAGGCGGTGTACGAACTCTGGGCCGAGCAGGGCCGCGAGCAGCAGGCGGGGAACCTGACTCTTGCGATTGAGAACTGCCTGGAGGAGATCCGCAGGATCCGGGTCAACCTCAACGGACGCCCTGACTCGAGAGGGACGGCGACGATCCAGTTGCACCCCAAAGACGAGTATCGGTACTCGATGGCTCTGCTCAAGTGGGAGTCTCACCTGGCGAAGCTGCAGGGGCTGCTCATCGGTCGCGTCGATGTCACCAGCCAGGGCGAGCCGATGACGGTGGCGATGAATCTGCCGGCTGGACCCTTCGGAGACCTCGAAGCCGTCTGATGGAACTGACCATCGACTACACGCCCTTCGGCAAGCAGCTCGAAGCGCATGCCATGACCGAAGAGATCGTGGGCTATTTCGGTGGGTGGGGCTCTGGAAAGACCACCTGGGCCATCGCGGAAGCCTTCAGGAACACCTGTTACCTCCCCGGAATACCGGTGATCCTGTGTTCACCGACCTTTCCGGTGCAGAGGAAGACCCTGTATCCGACCATTGTCGCCCTGTTTCCGGGTGCGGTGCGGTGGCCCAGGGGCCGGGATCGAGCGAAAGACTGCCTCGGGCTGCTCGCCAGGGAGTGGAACGCGATGGATCGGGTCCTGACTCTGGACATTGGATCCCCCAAAACGCCGGCATCGAGGGGCGGGACGGACTGGTTCTTCGGATCCTTGGAGGATCCGGGGTCAATAGAAGGCGGGACCTACGGTTCGGGCATCATGGATGAGCCCCGACTGGCGACCCACGAGGCGTGGCGGGTATTCAACTCCAGGATCCGGGATCCTCGAGCCAAGGTTCACCGGAGGTCGGTCAGTGGGGTGCCGTCGATGGGGTGGATGTACGAAGAGTTCGGGAAGGGGCTCCCGGGGCGCGCTCATGTCAGGGCAAGCTCGGTGGACAACCCCTACCTTCCCAAGGACTACGTCGCCAACCTCAACCTGTCGAACCGGATGGCCCGCGCCTACATCCACGGCGAATTCGTCGTTCTCCAGGGCGTTGTGTACTGGACCTACGAGCCCAGGGTTGGTGCAAGCCTTGTGGACATGTTCCCAGAGGAGGGCGCTGCTACCTACGGGGCGCTGGACTTCGGGGGTCGGCGCCCCTACTTCGCCGTCATCCAGGATCGGTCTGTCGATGGGAAGATGGGCGAGGTTGTCGTCGAGGAGGCTGTGGGCGCAGACACCCTCGAGGAGACCCATGCGAACGAGTGCGCTCAGCTTCTCTCGGACTATGGGCTCGTTCTCAACGACGTTTTTTGTGATCCTGCCGGCAACAGCCGAAACGCCCAGACGGGGATCAGTTCAATCCAGGTCTACGAGCGGGTCCTGCGCCGAGCTGGGGTGCTCGCGGGGGCCATGAGGTATACGACGGCGAAGTCTGATCGGCACATTCCCGCAGGGGTGGAGGCGACCCGGGCGCTCTTCGAGAACCACAAGGGCGAGCGGTCCTTGTTTGTTGCCAGGCACCTGACGGATCCGAAGAGGACCACCCGGTATCCAGAGGACGTTGTCGGTATTCACGGGGCCCTGATGGGCTACTCCTACCCGAAGAACAAACCGGCAGACCCGTTTCCAGCGAAGGACGGACGGTCGGACCACGCCACAGACGCTCTGAGGTACTACGTCATCAACCGACACGGGGTTATTGAGGCTCCGTCAGTCTTGGACTTGAATCAGGGGCCGACCTCGACCATATTGGCGAATCATGCGTGGGCAGATCCCCGGGACCACCCCGATAACTGGTGATTGCTTCGCACCCGCAAGATAGATAGGCTTTGACCGTGAACAAACCACAGGGCGACTACGTCAAGGTAGGAAGAGAATGGCCCCTGTGGGTCTCCCCCTCGGACGTGTCGAGGGCCCAGGAGTCGGGATCCCCGGTCTCGGTCTACCCCGATGGGGTGGACATGGCGGTCCTGGGCGAGGGTTCTCTCGCCAGAGACATTGGTTACGTCGGGATCCCGCTCGTCGGCGGTCAGATCGACATGGACGCCAACAACAACCTCACCAGCTATGCCTGGCGGGGGAGTTACGATGACCTGGGCATTGTTGATCAGATGGTCCGAGAGGACCCGGTCGCCCAAGCCATCCGCCTGGCGTGGACCTTGCCCCTGCTCTCGGTGCAGTGGTCGGTGCAGCCTGGGTCTGATGACCCGAAGGATGTCGAGATAGCTGAGTTCGTCCAGAGTGTGTTCTTCGAGCACATGCGGGGAGGTTGGGACGACTTCCTCGAGCAGGCCGTTCAATTCACCTGGCGCGGACTCAGCGCCTTCGAGATCGTCGCCCGGTACGACAAGGAGCTTGGGGCCACGGTCATCGACCAGTTGGCGCCACGCCTGCCGTGGACGATCTACCAGTGGCAGAAGTACCCAGACGGAAGGTACGGGTTCATCCAGTGGCCCGACCAGGCAGATCCACCCGTGGGAACCCAGCCCGCCCGTGGGTTCGGCCAGGAGCCCGTGCTTCCTCCAGACAAGATCGTGCTGTTCCGGTTCCAGCCAGAGGGCGACAACCCCGAGCCGATGGGGATCTTGCGCCCGTCCTACGGGGCCTGGAGGCAGCGGCGCACCTACCTGAAGCTCGAGGCTACCGGCTACGAGAGGTCGGCTTACGGGATCCCCACGGTAACCGTCGAGCCCGGTGCGAACCCTGGGGACGTATCTCAGGTGAACATCATCCTCCGAGAGCTTCGGGCGGGGATCCGCTCGTTTGCCATGTTCCCCAAGGGCTTCAACCTGGAATGGACCGAGTGTCCGATGAAGGCTGACGCCATCCGACAGGCCAGGGTCGCCGCAGGCCAGGACATGGCCCGAGCGGCCCTGTGCCAGTTCCTGTTCACGGGAGAGTCTGCTGGAGCCTACTCCCTCATCCAGGGACAGCTCGATCACTACACGATGGCGCTCCAGCAGGCTGCAAACAGCATCGCAACGACGCTATCGCAGGGCCCGCACGCCCTGGTGAAGCGTCTGGTGAACTGGAACTACCCCGGAGTCACCACCTATCCCTACATTCAGGCCGGCGAGATCCGGGTTGGCGACCCGAAACAGTTGGTCGAGGCCGTCAAGAGTGCCGTGGATGCGGGCGTTGTTACTCCAGATGCGCTCATCGAGGCCAAGGTTCGGGACGTTTTGTCCCTTCCACAGCGCCTGGACAGTGCTGCGAAGCCCATAGACATCGACCCATCGGCCTCAGATACCCCCGAAGAGCCCGAAGAAGAGCCCCCGGAGCCCCCAGATGCGCCCCCAAAGGCGTCCTCTCGGGGCGAAGAGCAGGCCAAAAGGGAGGCCGAGGCCCCCGAAGAGGCCACCTCGGAGCACTCCTGCGAGCACCATGTCGCCCTAGCGGTGGCCCCAATCGAGGATCGGGTGGTCGAGGACGCTTTCGTAGAGGGGCCCGGGGGCCGTGAGATGCGCGCAGCGGAGACCTGTGTGCGCTATTCGGAGGTCACCGGAGTCAAAGACGAGGCCAACAGGGCGATGGCAGACACCATCACCGACTGGCGAGCCGAGGTTGCCCCGGTCTACGCCGATCTGCTTGCAGCAGAGGAGACCGTAGAGGACATGCTGTCCGTCGAAGTCCCAATGCAGCGGGAACTCGAGGATCGGCTCGTTGACGAGCTGAGGGAGGTCTACGAGTCAGCCAAGGCTGCAGTCGAGCGTGAATTCGAGCGCCAGGAGGCAGACCCAGAGCTTCGGAGAGACGTTCAAGAGGGTGATGTCGAGCCGAAGGTGGTTGACGGTCAGATCGAGCTATTCGAGGGCGAGTCCCTTGCCGATCCAGTGTCTCCATCGAGCCCAATCGACGGAGAGCCCTCGTCGGTGGTGGACGACATCGACCCGGAAGAGTCGATTAGGTCTACTGCAGCAGCAACAACCAGAAACGCCGCAGATCGGGTCCAGAGGACGTCAATTTCTTCGGTGCAGGCAGCGGGGATCGGTGGAACCCCTCCCCCCTCGACCGCCGTCGTCGCAGCCGTCACCGAGACTCTTCTGGGCCTATCTGCAGGCGTTGACTTCAGAGAGGCTCAGCAGGCCAGCAACACCACCTACGGGCTTGGTCGAATGCAGGAGCTTAGGGGAACTGAGGTGGTCGAGTACCTCTACAGCAACCTGGCAGAGTCTCAGAGCTGCTCTGAGTGCGCGGAGCGGGACGGCGACACCTTCGGATCCGACCAACTAGCCGAGTACAGCACCCCGGCGATCTGGTGCGAGGGCCTCAACATGTGCAACTGCTTGATCCTGGGCATCGTCAAGTAATGGCCGGCGGAAGGCCACGGCGCACAGACCTCCCCGAGGGGATTGGCGAATATCCCGACTACGTCGTCTCGGCCATCGCAAAAGAGCGCGGGGAGAACATCTCTGCCCAGGGTGTTCGGCACCTTCGCTTGGCGAACGAGATCCCCCCGCCCTCTGAGCCTTACCGGACCAAGTGGCTCAGCGAGAGGGGCCGCCCGACAGACGAGGGTTAGGTTTACTTGCCCCAAGGTCGCTTGAAAATCGAGCGAGAATCCATCAAGACTACGACATGCCCGACTCGTTCGCAGAGTGGACGAGGGCGTTCATCAACGAACTGCCCGACTCCTCGTTTCTCTACATCGCCCCTGGCGGCGAGAAGGACGAGTACGACAAGACGGTTCCACGGTCCTTGAGGAAGTTCCCCTACAAGGACTCGACCGGCAAGGTTGACCTTCCCCACCTTCGTAACGCCATCCAGCGGATCCCACAGAGTGACGCTCCCGGCCTGACCCCAGAGAAGATGCGGTCGATCCAGGAGAAGGCTCGCCAGATCCTGGACGCCCAGAAGGCTGAGGCAGCCGAGGATGGCGACTACGGTGACGAGGCCCCCGGCGACGACGAGAGTCCAGAGGGCCCCGAGATGGAAGGGTCCCGACCCGAGGAAGATCGACCGGCACCCCCTGCCTTCTCAGAGTGGTGTGCCCCGGTAAGCCTGGCTGACGGTCAGGGACGATGGGTCGAGCTGGTTCGTTCGGGTTCGCACTTCGGAAGAGGTTCCGACCGGCGCGTTGACCTGTCCCCGTCCGACATCCAGTCGATGGCCCGGGGATACCAGAAGATCATGTCCGAGAGGTGGTTTG